CAATACTTTCGGCAAGGAAAACACCGATACCTAGCCCGATAGTAGCTATTGAGCCTGTCACTTGCCCTAAAGCATAAGCAATTTTCTCAGCCATTCGGTTAAAGGCATTCACAACCCTTGGGTCAGTGGCGATTTCTCCCATTGTCTTAGCTATTTGGTCTAAGGCAGTCTTAATGCGTTTTATACCTTCTGGTCTAAATGCTGCATCAAAACCTTTCTTGAAGAGGTCAAACAACCCTTTGAGCTTATCTCCAAGACCATCAAAAATGCTCTTGAATTTGTTGTCCATGTCGGTCAACTCGACTTCTGGCAAGATGTCTTTGAAAGGTCCGCCACCGCCTCCCTTTCCTTTACCACCTTTGCCACCGCCTCCAGACCCGCCTGCGTCGTCATCTTTTGGTTTTTGCAAGATGTTAATCTCATCAAATCCCAAAAGACCTAGCAACTCTTTAGCGGCCTTCTTAGCGTTTTTGGCGGAGTCTCCAAGATTGTCAGCAAGTCCTCCTGCTGAATCTCCAGCGTCGTCTACTGCGTCAGCAAGGTCTCCTGCTCCGCCTGCAGCATCCTTCATGGCGTTACCCATGTCTCCAACTGCTCCACCAACACCATCTTTCACTGTTGCTTTCTTGTTGAACATCAAAGCAATAAACTCAGCGAGTTTAGCAGTAACGTTCTTCAAAACCATAGCAAAAGAGTTCAAGACAGGCATAATGGCATTGATAATCGGTAACATAGAGTTACCAAGGTTCAATGCTGCGTCCTTCATCAGCAACTTAAATAGGCTGATACGACCATTTACAGAATTAGACAAGGTATTCCCATACTTGGCTGTAGCCTGTTCCAGAATAGCCATAAGGCGGATTTGTTGCTGGGTTTGGTAGTCTAATTGTTGCCAGCTTTGTCCGTTTGCGAACTTCTTAAAAGCTTCAGTGGACTTAATCATAGCCACATTGACGTTGATTCCTAGGTCCTCAATTGCTTCGGTGTTCCCTAGTAGACCTGAGCGAATCCGCTCCATAACGTCTGTAATCGTGCGCCCTGAACCTTCAGCAACCACTGCCGATGTCTGCAACATCTTAGCAGTATAGGCGCTTAGCTTGTTGGTATCTTTGATAAATCCAGAAAATAAGTTTGAATAGACTGCACCGTAGTTGGTCGCCTCACCCACTCCCATATTCATAGCGTTGGCGTTATCGTTAACCCATTTCAAGAAAGATTGCGAACTCTCGCCCATCTGTCGCTTGATTTGGTTCATAGACGCTGACACTTCAAGAGCTGTCTGCGTTGAATACATTCCAACATCAAGTAATTTCTTACCAAGGATTGCAAAACCAGCAAACTTAGCCAGCTTACCAAACGCACTACCGATTGAGTTCGACTGTTCACGAACTTTGGCAGTGGCATTTTTCACTTGGTCAGATGTTCCTTTGACCTGATTCTCGACTTCTTTCATCTTTTTCCTGAAAGGCGCTATCTCAGCGTCAATCATGACCTTCAATTCATCAAGAGTTGCCATTTACTTCCTCCTTCCTTTTTCGATTATGTCTCTCTGCAAAATCACGCATCCGTTCCTTATGCAACAAAAGCGCTTGTCTCTGTCGTTCCTGTTCTACTGCTTGCTGTTCTTCTACAAACAACTCAGGCGCATATTCCCAAAGCTCAACAATCTTAGCGTCATTGGACAGTAATAAGGAAACATGATTAGTTATCATTCGCGAAAGTATGTACGAGTCAATAATCTTTTCTTTACGCTCTTGGATTTTGACACGGTTGTAGCTTTCTATCATTTCCCTGATTTCAAGCACCGTTAAATCCCAAAAATCAAGAGGCTTGCCCCCGATGTCTAAAAACATAGGATAAAGCCTCTCAATAATCTGCGTTACCGTTAAGATTACTCGACTACTGTCATTTTCTTCTTGGAAGTTTTCTTGTCCTTGCTTCCTCGTGGAGTAAAACCCGATACTTCAAATAGCGGCATCAACACCTCTGTCATGAATGTCGTTTGGTCTCCGCCGTTATCCACGTATTCATCGTATAGGTCGTAGACATCTTCAAAGGAATACCCATGTTCATACTGCTGCAAGGCTCCATGAACTAACAACAGCATAACTTTCAAAGGCGGTAAAGTGAACTCTTCGCCAGCTTCAGGCATGAAAATCTTTAACAAGTTCATGCCGATTTTTTCTTCCACAGTTGCAGCTTGATGAGATGTCAAACGTAGCTTCAACTCTTTTTCGTCAGTAACTTTCCAAGTTGTGTATTTTAACGCCATTTAATTAACCTCCAATTCCATCAACGAATGTCAATTCAGACTGCAATGCAATCTTAAGTGTGAACTCGATAACGGCATTAACGCCGCCACCGCCCAGTTTAACGGATACTTGACCTTCAAAAGTGACCTTAGTACCGTCTGGGTAGGTTTGTTCAAAGTAGAGTTTTTTCTTGCCATCTGCTGCCTTACGTAATACACGGTAAGGAGCTGTTGCACTTGAATTATTATAAGCGAACTTGTACTCAAGTTCTCCTGCGTCCCCGATACCAAACTCGTACTTCTTCACCGTATCTGCAAGAGTAGTATTTTCTACTTTTTCGGGCTCGATACCAAATTCAGGTACTTCCTTAAGCCCTACAAGATTCTGATAATTGCCTTTCGTTTCACTAAAGGCCAATTTAATTCCATTTGCTAACATGTTTAATTCTCCATTCTAAATTGAAAAACAAGCTCTGAGTCTAAATCAACGACACCTTCAAAACGCATGACCTTATGTCTCAAATGAGACGGGTCTGGCACGTCTTGGCAGTCAGTTCTTCGCAAACCTAAAGACTCAAAAATCTGATTGATTTTAACAGCTAACTCACTAGTGCTGGTATCATCAAAGATATCCACCTTATAGCGGATAGATGATTTTTGTTCCTGGTCATCAAACCAATCACCCGGCTTGTTTTGTTCTTCTAAAAAAATAACGACTGGGAAAGTCTCCCAATCGCTAGGATAAGTATCGGTCACATTATCTGCAACCTTTTGCAATTCTTTATAAATAACAGGCTTGATATTAATCATTTTATTTGTTCTCTTATCTTTCTACGGACATAATTCGAAATATTCTTAGACACACGCTCTTGATTGTCTCTCAAAGCTGGATAAAGATAAGGCTGGGCAGGTTGACCATACATCTTGTAGAACTCCCCAATCTTTTGAAAGTGGTACGGTCCTACATTTATTTGGTCTTCATGCACATACCAAGGATTAGACTTGTAAGTCACGCTGACCTCTGGAGAGATACCCGAATGGTTAGCTTGTCCTATTGGTCCTGTTCCAAACTCAACGTAAGGAGCGTATTTAAGGTTGGTGTAAACTTCGCCTATAGCCTTATCTCCGTCCATTTTTGCTCTAGTTTTGATACTAATTATAAGCTCTCCATCTCTCGCTGGTGCGAGTCTTCTTGCATCTGCTTGGACAACCTTTATAGTAGCATTGTGTACCGCACGTAAGACGATATCCTCGCCAGTTTTTTTACTAGCCAATCGTCTACATTTAGCTATAAGCCTATCTGCCCCTAGTAGCTCTGACACGCTCTAACTCCAAAACTTGATGATGTGTGTAGACCTTTTTAGAAATAACCCTGTGAGTCACTTCTGTCTGGCTATCGATACACACACCATCTTTCACTTTGATAGTAGCTGACTTGTTGGCATTTGCGTTCAAAATATCATTGACACGCTCGCCATACAATTCAGATTGTAACTTGCTACTAGCTGGCCACAATTCAAGGCGGACTGTCTCAGCTTCCTTGGCATACCCTTCTTTCGCGACACCTTCCTCAGTGACAGTCTTTTCAAACCGTCGCATTGGATAAGGTTTCAGTCTACTCTGCTTCAAAAACATGACCTGCCACCCTTGCTAGCCTGTGCATGCGTATTCGCTGTAGAAGACCCGTAGACAGGCCATTTTCTCCGTAGACTACTGCTATACCACCTTCGGTTCTAGAACGCTCTCCTTCCGCTCCTGAGCGGTTGTGGAGCTCGATAGCAACCTCAGGTATTAAAAGACTTAAAGCAGGTGTCAAAGATGTGCGATTAGTCTCTGACAAGATAAGATTTGTAGCCCTTGTTTGGAACAACATGAGAAGCTGAGTATCTTCTTCGCCTGTTAATTTCTTCAGCAACTCTATAGACATATCAATCCTCTTCTAAGAACTCAGGTTCAGGGAGGATTTTCTCAAGAACATCTGAGATAGCGACACCGTTGCTGGCAATATTGTCAGCCAGCTCAGCATAGCGCTCCTCAGTAATCTCAAGTTCCTCTCCTGCCAGTCGTTTCACATTTGATTCCCAATCATAGAAATCTTGTTTGATTTTAAATTTCATAACTAAGACCTATTTCTTACCAGTTTTTTCTTTCCAGTTAGCTGAGTCAGAGCCTGGTGCATTGGTTGAGCTAGTGATGTCTTTGATAGCAACATAGACTTTATCTTCATGCGTTACTGTATCACCTTCTTTATAGGCTGTTCCAGTCTTCCACGCTTTAGCACGGTTCACTGTCTTGCCTTGGGCTGATTTTTTAGCAGCAGGCTTAGAATCTGCAATTGTGATGATGTATTTTTTGAAGTGTTCAAGCACAAATGCACCAGTGTAAAGTAATTGCTCTACCAATTCACCAAATCGACCTGGAATGTTATCGTTGTACTTAGTATTGTCTACTTGTACTGGAGATGTAACAACACCTGGAGCAGTAGCAAGGGCATTAACACCTTTCAAGAATTTAGAAGGAACTTTATAGACTGTGTAATCATCCAATTCACCAACATATCCTTTTCCAAGGACTTTCTTATCTGCGTCACCATGTGGTAGACGAACGATTTCAGACTTGATCGCTTTGTAGAATTTAGGTGTTACAAAAAGCAAGCGCTCTTTTGTAATTCCAAGCTCATCAAGTTTCTCAGAAACATCAAGAATTGCGTTGTATGCGTTGTTCGCTCCTGCTTCTTTGCCCATAGTAACGTTGTCGCTAACATTACCAAGCGCTGCACTAAAACGTAGTTCATCAAGATATGGAGCTACTACTTCTGCCGCTTGACGGGCAATAACATAATTGATATTCACTTGACCATTAGAGTCACGTTCGTCCAATTGATCTACGAAACGACCCCAGTATTTTTCTTCATCAAGGGTATAAACCTTTTCTTCAACTTCAACGTGATCAAATTCGTTGTCTTTGTTACGTTTGTAGTCTTTCAACTCTGTTGTGTTACCAGTTGCTACTGTAAAAGAGCGACCTTGCAAGGTTACTGCATCGCTTGATGTCACAAGTGGTGTTGAATATGAATTTACTGCAAGTACATCCTCAATAATCCCAAGATGTTTCTTGCGTGATTCTGCTGTGTTTAATTCTTCAAATGCCATTTATTTTTCCTCTTTTCTTTTATTACAAGAAGTCTTTACGCCATTTTTCCGTGACTTCTTGCTGGACTGTTTGTGCATTTTTGATAGGTGCACTACCTTTCATACGTTCAGAGACTCCCTTCTGAACTGACTCTTCCCATGCTTTTTGGATAGAGGTGATAGATTCAGATACCGTCTCTGCGTTTGTCAAATCGACTACATTTACTAACTCAACAGGTAAGTCACGTTCACTTAGCATTGCTTTAGCCTCTGCGGTCAATTCCTTACGAGCAATAGCCTTTTCACGGTCAGCTAGTTCTTGCTCACGCTGATCCAACTGATATTTCTGTTTTTCATCAGCGTTCATCTTAGCAAGCTTCTTAGCTTCGTTTTCCTTGGCTTCTTGCTCAGCTTCCCATTTAGAGCGCTCGGCAGATAGCATCTTACCGATTTCAGCACGAGTGAAAGTTCGTTCGTGCTTTTCTTCCTGCACTGAATCAACATTTCCTTGAGTGTCGACAGTCTCAGTTGATTCAATAGATACAGTTGCATTGATTTCTTCTGACATAATTGTCCTCCAGCGATTACGTCGCCACTCGATAATCTCGCTTTACGTCCGGCGACGGAACAGTGCAGCTTTTAATGTCATCGGCACAGTTTGGACAATATAAAAACCGTACGGGATTCCATACGGTTAGATTATTTTGTATTTTCTTCAATCACTTTTTTTACAAATGCTATGATAATCAGCATCAAAAACAAAAATACCAACCACCCGAAAGCGATTGATACCCAATCCCATATAAACATATCTTACTCCTTTTAATGTCACAATCAATCAACTTCATACGATAATGAATGAATGTCGGTTAATATTTTAGGTAGTAACTCAATCGCGCTGAACGTATCCGCCCCATAAATATTTAACTCTAATTTCACTGTCGCTGATTCAATTCCGCCTGTTCCTGAAAATTCTACGTTAGTTATCCCAATTTTTGCTTTATCCATTTTCAATCCTTTCTGGGTACGAAAAAAGCACTTAGATTTCTCTAGGTGCTTAAGTAATAAATTGCATTTTTATATTTTTTAACACGCTCGTAGTCTGTATTGGTAACAGATTTCAAACGTGATAAATCTGAGTTGTGTTTCAAATCTGCAAGTTTTACAACTCTTGCTAAATTATTTGATTTTACTTTCCCAAGATATTCTTGATAACTTTGACCTTTTTTCTTTGTCAAAATTTGTACCGCTGTAACAACTTCATTTGACAAACCAGACGCCAATAAATCGGCAGCAGTTATATCGCTATCCTCAATCACATCATGTAAAAGAGCGACAGCTTTTTCTTGTTCAGTTTTGACTTGACTGGCCACATAGAGAGGATGCTGTATGTAATCAACATCCGCTTTATCTACCTGCCCTGCATGTGCTTTTTTAGCGATAGCCAAAGCAATATCAATCATGCCGCTACCATCCTGTCAATATAAGTAAATGCATCATTTTCTGAAATTTCTTCAAAATCCGTAAAGTCATTAAAAAAGATTTTATTAAACCAATCTATGCTATTAACCCACTTTTTTTCAATGTCAAAAACTTGCATGACACCATCAATCAAACGAAGTACTTGAGCATTGTTCGTCGTTGTGCGGTAGTATTTAATATCTTTCACATCACTTCACCCTCTCTATATTTTTAGGAATCTCAAGCCCATTGCTTAAATCAAGCATTTCCTTAAATAATTTCATGCGTTCTAGATCAGATGTATTCGTATCACGATACTTCTCATAGAGTTCATGTAATGAACCATTTTTTAAGTCGAAACTTTCCTGAGTATGATACTGCATTTCAAAGTTGATACCATCTTTTTCAACGACTGTATTCACACCTTTGTATGGTCCATCTACTAACCAAGTGTTTTTTACTTTTACAATTTTATAACCTTCTGCGACAAGCTTCTGTTTCATCTTCAAATACTCTTCTGTAAAAGTATCGGAATCGAAAATAGTTGTGTACCTTAAGGCGTCATTAATCTTACTCACGGCTTTTGACAAACTTATATTTTCAACTAGGCTATCTGCAATAATTTTACGTGATAACGACTCAACTGTTTTCTTCCTAAATTCAAGACCTGCCAATTTGTTTTCTCCTGCGATACGTTGCATATCACTTGTAATTTTTGGCTCAACTCCTGAAATTTTGGACAATAGTTGTTCGCTATAAAATTTCGCCTTGGCTTCTCTTGTATCTTGATTATACACCTTTTCCCCGTCTTTCGCAACATACTTGCTATACCACTCTTTATAAGTCATATC